TGAATCCAGTGCTTTCTAACGAATTGAATGATAATAAAATTTGTCTACCTTCCCCGTCACCATCTGCTGGGAAGGATGACCTTAAAGAAACTAAGATGAAAATTAGTCCAACTCCCCGGTCGCCCTCTGCCGTCGAGCGAGACTATAAACCTACTAAGAGTAAACGCGTTAAACACGATCGTATATCGTATAAGGATCGCCCGCCTGAGTTTCGCGTTTCACAGAATCATATCAAACCTTCCTCTGGGCATTTCGACGACTACGAGCTTCGCCCATGCGAACCCCCAGAACTCGACGACTCGAAAGTCTGCAAGAAAGCACAAAAGAAGCGCACTGAACTTGCTAACCCTCCCCCCCCGCTCGTCCAAGGAGCTCCGATGGATGTTTCGAAACTAAGTCCCCAGGAGAAGCAACGCCTCCTAGCCGCCGACATCAGGCTGAAAAAGGCCTATGACGCCAAACGTATAGGGGGGTACGGACCTTCGTCAACCTCGAGCTCTACATCTACGACCCAATCGTCTCCCATTCAGTCGTCGACCTCATCCGGTAGCGCTACGCCGTGTTCGCCTATGAGTTCTACTGAGTCGCCGAGCGTTCGTAGTACATCCCCGAACGACAGCGACGATGAGGGATCAGACAGCGACTCTTCCACGCCGATCCCTCCGCGATTACCCGTCCCTCCCCTATTGAACGGGCGCGGCTTTTCTTCACGTTTGAAACATTCCCGTCCTTTGGCTAAGAATAAGTCTATTGTTGACTATGCCAAAACTAACGGCGTCAGACATCATGCTGCAGGGGTTACGGCTAATCCCCATGCCTTAGCCGACTTTCAACGACAATGTGCCGCTCATTATATGGTTTGTCGTTCAGCGAAGAGAGCACAAGAACTGTGCGAAGAAGAGGGTTATACAGACCTCATTCTCGTTGACCTTTGGGGTTGTCAAAAGACGTGGTTGTTTCTGTCGGTCGACCCCAATGTCGTAGCTGCCAAAGAAATTGAACACAGGTGTCGGATTTATAGTCCTCCGAGTATTACCAACCTCGATATTATGAAGGGGGTTAAAGACACCACGGCGGGAATTCCCATACCATCGGGTTTTATGATGATGGATGTTTACGACGCGTCACCCGAAGACATTTTTCAACGAATGGATACTTACAATCCCAAAGCTCAGTTGTGGATTGCCGTTCGTTATTTTCCAAAGTACTACCTTAGTGGAGGTAAATTATATCCCGTCGTCGGCGGCACCTTTTCCTCAGGAGCCTATTATGAGCGTCGGGGTGAGGCCATTCATTACCACCCCACTCTCGACGAACCGCCTTATGTCCAATTTCAGGACACCGATTGGCTTTTTTCGAAGACCCATTGGCGCGTCGGTGATCGGTTTTTGTCGTGGGGCTTCTCCTCTCAGGTCGGAGAGTACTACGTTTTCGCTGTCAACATAGTCGAAGAGCTTCCAGTCGTTCGTGTCCCTTCGCCCGTTCGTATTCGAAACGTAGCGTTTGTCGCTGAAACGACTCCCCAATGTGGCGATGATTGGTCGCCCGAGTCACTGTTTCGTCGACATTTCCCCACCCTCACCTCGTTGTTTGACCGATATTTATATCGCTCCCAGGATATCATTGTGTGGTCACTGCCGGCGTCCGTGTATTCTAAATACTCGATGAAACCCGCCACCCGCAATTCATTCTCTGCTCTCTCCGCCGATGTTCAGGAGTATTTCAAAACAGATAACGCCGCCAAGCTTTACATTTCTGGTTGCTCTGAACCTGACCGCCTCATTAAGGACACAGTTGCCTACTATTACAATCTCGATAGGGTTCGAGATGTTCAGGTTTACGACAAGATTTCGTCGTACCCAAATGGGTTCAATTTTGGCCAGCCCATTGTTCACACGCGGGCTCAGGTCCCCTTTTGGGTTTGGACCGTGTCCGGTAGTTTAAGTGCGATTTGTTTCTTGTACTTAAAGTATAAGTTTCCCGGCGTTACGTGTAATTCGATATTGGCTTATCGACCTCCGCCTTTTCACATCGAATTACCCCCGTCCGCAGCGGTCCAGGTTCCATCCGTTGTGGAGACCGTGGTCGAGTCGGCTCCTCCAGTCAATCTTACTCGTTTAGTCGCAGATGTGGTTGTTCCAGCGGTGCAGCAGCAGGTTGCAGGGGCGATATTAACCAGTGACGATCTTCTCGACGCATCCGACCGCATCGTTGACTCTCTTGTTCGCCCAGCTATCAATGTTTTGTCTTTCCTCACTCAAATTGTAGCGTGCGCAGCTGGTGAGGAACTCTTCAAACAAGCCGTACACAAAATAACCGGTAGATGGTGGGTTGGCCCAGTTCTTAATACTGCCGCTGACGTCGTTCAAGACGTCGTTGTTGGGCGATTTAACCCCGCTACTTGTTTCCCGAAATCAATTTTTCGAGTTGGACTTCATACTCTCTTCCAGTGGGCTGGGTTTGGCGTAGGCACGGTTATCCACGCTGCGTGGAATATTGACACCTTTACGCGCATGTTGGGCGGCAAAGCTATTTTGGCTGGTGCCACCCCTGCCTATGCACCGTTCATAGCTATACTCGGTGCTTATCTTTGTTGCAACGTCCTTTACCAAGATATTACCGCTAATCGGACGGTTTTCCAACCCGCCGTTTTGGATCCGCGTATTGAAGACGCTCCCCCAAACTCTCCTTACGAGGTTGCTAGTTACGCCAGCATTTATAGTCTCGCATTGCGTCCAAATGAATGTCCTAATTCTGGCGTGTACCGTTGGGCGGTCCAAGGTGGCGATCACGTGTTCCCCCCGGAGCGCCCCGAGGGGCCAGCCATGTTAGCAGCAGCTATATGTCACCGTCTGCTCGCTCATCGAGCCCATGACTGCTCTTGTCGGCTACACCAGTACGCCGAGGTTGAGGAACCAGAAGACGCCCCATGTGAATTGGCCCGACACTGGGAGCGTGCATCCCGAGTGTTTCTGTCAGTCGTTGACCAGCTCAGGTCCGAGGACCGTGAGATTGATGAGGATTTTCACGAAGTTCGAAATAGCGATTCTGAAGCGTTGTTCTTCAAATGGGTCTTCCACTTAAGTTCGAAGCCGAAGATAGACCGTATGTTCAACGCTCGTCAGGCATTGGAAGACGGGGCTCGAGTGAAATATACCGCCGAGATACAAGTCAAGGGTGATACTGTCGATTTTCGCCGTACCAATCGCTTTGATCCGGCAAGCGTCCTCTATCAAGACGCGTGGTGTAAACCTCGTCCGATAATCAATGTCGACGCAACGTGCCAAGTCATTACCGCCCCGATTATACACCATGTCAGTTCGGTTTACTTCCCGGCTCTCTTTTCTTACGAACTCAAATTTTTTCGTATACGTAACCGAACATACTCGATCACCTATAGCTGTGGAGCAACCGCCCAGCTTCTCACTCAATGGTACAGTGACGCCCTTTCCTCAATACATAATGGAGTTACAGCGTGCTTTATAGTCCAGGGCGACGACACTTTCGCTCTCTTTCGGGACGATGATGGCGAAATCAAAGAGTTTGAGTGCGATTTTTCAGCCTACGACCGGACTCAGGGAGCTCATGCACAAAAGAACAAACTTGACTTTTATCGACACATTCGTGTCCCTCGTCGAGTCATTCGCACTCTTAACTCCGTCCTGATAGCTCCTCGCCGTCTCAAGCTTAGGGACCAGCGCATCTATTTGACCCCAGGCGAGAACATACCCTATCAGACCGACACTGGCAGTAGTGACACTTCTTTGACCAATAGTGTCAATAATTCTACGAGTGTCGTTAATGCGATTGACACGGAACGTTTTCCCCGAGGGTACGATGAGGCGGCCGCAGACCTCGGATTTGAGGCCAAAAGTGCCATCCACAAACGCGGTCGCGGTACTTTTTTGAAAGGAGCATGGTTTCTTGGAGGCAAATGGTGTTGTCTGCCCTCTGCTGTCGTCAAGATGGGCAAAACTTTAACCGACCCGCTGCTCCATTTTCCATCCCTTCTGGCCGCCCATGTGTCCATATATCGAGCGTATAAAATTCCATCCAATCTCCCCATCTTCAGGGCGCTCGATTATGATTATGATAGTACCCCCGAAGAGATTCGGTTAGCTACTCGTCTCACCGACAAGTACTATATGGTTACTGGACTCGGAGGCTCGGCCTCTTCCGATGATATCCAAAATTTTTACGACTTTTGTGAGGATCGCTACGGGTTGTATCCCGAAGAAATAGAGGCGTACGAGGCGTCTCTCTATCAGAACACCCCCCATTGGGTGTTCGACAGTCTGGCAGCAGACTATCTGTGACGGTGCGTGGCGTACCGCAAGAGATTTCAAGTTTTATCTATGCAGTATGCCAAAAAACAACAACAACAAACGCCGCAAGCCGAACCGCAAGCGTCAACCTCCTCGAAAGCGCCGCGCACCATCACGGAGGAACAATACCAAGCGATCGCCCAAGCGCTCCAAGGCGCCCCGGCGACCTGGAAAGAACGGGAGACGCGCTCCCATATCCACGCGCAAATCAGCCTCGCCGAAACGCTCCACTCGAGAGCGCACAGTGAAGAAAAGCAACCCGAAAGAGAGCCAACCTCCAAAGGATTACGCCGCTCTCCTGGAGGCATTGAAAGGGGCTACCGAGAAGGCGGGTTCCTCAGTCCTGCCCGATCTGAGTACTTTGACGAGCATGCTCCCGGATTTGGAAGGCTTGCCAATTTCCGAGATACTCGAGTTGATCGGGAAGTTTTTCCCAATGATACTCGCACTGCTCTGAGGTGGAAGAAAACCACCCATTTGGGGGCTGACGGATTCTACCGCAGCGCTACTCCGGTCCATCATAGCTATTCAGACCCTCGCGGTCCGGCTATGTGCGCTGTTCACCGACTTCCCGTTGCGGAGTACAACCACAATCTGGTTAAACTCTTCTCGCGTATGACCGGTGAAGATGCCCCTGTCGCCCAAGGCCATATCATCGGCGGTTCTAACATTTCTGAAACCGTCGAAACCAAAGAGGGGGTGGTGGTCCACCGCGTCAGTGGACATCAGTTTTTGGACACAGCCACCTTCTTCTCCGTTCTCAATATTTTGGGAGCGATAACCGGCCGTTGCTACCCTATTCATCCCGCCATGTTCGGCGCACGTCTTGGCTCTTTGCACAAGCTTTATGACTATTATCGTGCCGAACGAATCCGCGTCCATGTCGTGTCGGTCGTCCCGACTTCCCAGGCGGGCGATATGATGATTTGGTACTGTCCTAACAATTCCGAGGTCAGTTCATTTATGGGCAGCCAAGGTGTGTCGATGGCGTCCGTCCACCCTTCGTTTAAACAAGCTTCATGTTGGCTCTCTTTCGATCTTGACTGCGATCTTTCTGAGTCACTGCCAATGTACTCCACCCTTATGCGAGCCGGGGGACAGGAGGCTTTTCAGGGTTACATTCAAACCGCTTTCAATGACGTCTCCGGATCATTCACCGGCGTCACACCAGCTGATCTGTTTATCACTTATGAGTTTGCTTTCTTTAAGCAGAGGATTGACCCGTCCTATACTCAGACTCAGTTCTCTCAGATCCAGCTCACGTGGCCAATCGGCACTGTGGGCCGTACAGGCTCCGCTGTCGTCGGTTCGACCAGCGCTGCCGATGCTGCCTCTCCGTTCTTTTATCCGACCGTTACAGTCTCCGCTTCACCTATAGCTTCCGGAGACTGTGGTACCGCTACCGTCGTTTCGGCTACGACTAATAGCGGCCCGGTCGTTTGGAGCACTAGCACCTCGTCGGGCTCCTTGACTTTGATTCAAAACATCAATCTCTTTTTCCGCGTCTACCGGGCCGCTGACGCGGCTGGGGCCCCTTGTTCACACTTGGCTTTTTACCTCACCCTTGCCGATATGGAGTCCTCCGCCGTCGAATACTCTGCTTATGGAGGTGACAACACCCCCAGCGCCATGTGCTACGCCACAGGTTTCACCGCCTTGGCCGGCGCCCAGAGTCTCGTCCTTAACGTGTCGTTTTTCAATACCGACCCGTTCGGCAGCAACTAACGAAACAGCGGTCGTTAGATTAGCCAACGCGCCCAAATCCTCACGGCGCTAGCTTCCGAG